AAAGAGGTTATTCTTCATGAACTGAAAGCCGATAAAGAAAAATATAAGTTTTCCTTCTTACCTTCTCAAAATTATTTCATAACCAAGAAGAGGGCTGGACTAATTACTTGTGAAAGGTTCTTTCAGTCAAGTGAAAATCTAGCAAAAGAATTAAAAGTTGAATACTTTTATAACCAAACTTTGCCAGAAGGTTTTTGGGACGTTTCTCAAGAAGAGTTAGACAAAATAGAAATTCATGTAGATACTCGCGAACAAAAGCCTTTTGATTTTACAAATCAAATGATCAATAAGCTTGATTGTGGAGATTATTGTGCGGGTGGGGATTTTTATAGTTCAACCTTTATAGATAGAAAGTCTATAAACGATTTTAAAGGAACCTTTGGCGTTGGCTTTGAAAGATTCAAAAAGGAAGTAGAAAGAACAAAGAGTTTCAATAGCTTTTTGTTCGTTGTTGTTGAAGGAACTTTTGCAGAAATAATTCGTCAAAATCTTCAATTCAAATATCAAACCAATTTGTCTTTTGCTTTTTCTAATGTTAGAAAACTTTGTTTAACATATCCAGAAACGATACAATTTGCCTTCTGTAAAGATAAAGAAGACGCGAAAGATATTACTCAAAGAATACTCTATTTTGGAAAACAAATGCATAAATGCGATTTACAATTTTACTTAGATAAAAAATATGTGGGACAAAGGTAAACAAGGAAAAAGATTGGATTATTCAGCAGGTGTTGTTAATTCAGAAATTTTAGAAAGAGAAGGCTGGCTTGAACAGGACGAGGCTTCTGTATTGTTGTATCGTTTTTTAAGAAACAATATAACATTTGCAACAGAGTTCTTTCTTGGAATTAAACTCTTTCCATTTCAAGCTATTTTAATTAAAGCCCTATTTGTTTCCGATTACACAATGCACGTTTTAGCCCGTGGTATGTCTAAAACATTCTCTACTGCCATTTATTTGATTTTGGAGTTAATGTTTAATCAAGGATGTAACATTGGAGTTTTGGCTGGAACATTTAGACAGTCTAAAATGATTTTTACTAAAATCGAAGACATTCTTGCAAAACCTGCTTCAAAATTGGCAATGGATTGTATCTGTTCTAAAAACTTGATTCAAAAAGGAACCGATCAGTGGACTTTAAAAATTGGAAGAAGCAGGGCTATTGCTCTTCCTCTCGCTAACGGAGAAAGGCTTCGTGGTTTTAGATTTAATAGAATTGTTATTGATGAGTTTTTAACAATGCCAGAAAAGATCTTTAATGAAGTTATCATGCCATTCTTGGGTGTTATTGAAAATCCAACAGAAAGAAAAGAACTTAGGGATCTTGAGACAAGGCTTATTGCTCAAGGCAAAATGACAGAAGAAGAAAGATTTGCTTGGCCTAATAACAAGTTAATTCTACTATCTTCTCCTTCTTTTAAATTCGAATACATGTATAAACTTTATAAGCAGTTTATTGATCTTATTTTAGGTCAACATGATTCTCAAAAACACAATACTGGAGAAGAGGTTGGGGCTTCTTCTGCTTATAGGTCTGTTTTTCAGTTATCTTATGATTTAGCTCCTCCAGAGCTTTACGATCAAAATCTTTTAAATCAAGCAAAAGCTACAATGAGTAAGGCTCAGTTTGATAGAGAGTTTGGCGCTCAATTCGGAGATGAGGGAGACTCTTACTTTAAGATGAGTCGAATGATGCAATGCACCGTTGCTGAAGGAGATTTCCCTGCGGTAGAAATTATTGGAAACCCTACAGATGAATATATATTAGCATTTGACCCGTCTTGGTCAGAAAGTGAGGAAGCTGACTTTTTCAGTATGCATGTAGGCAAATTATTGAGATCAGAAAATAAAGTAGCAATAGTTCATTCATTTGCTCTTACTGGTCAACAATTGAAAACATACATGACGTATTTTCATTATCTCTATACTCATTTCAACGTTGTTGGAATAGTTGGGGATAGAAACGGAGGATTGCAATTTATTAGTTCTTGTAATGAAAGTGAGTTATTTAAAAACTCAAAAATTGAAATTAAATATGTTGAAGGAGACTTTGACAAATCAGAAGATTATCATGCTGATTTATTAAGAATGAAAAGCTCAATAAATCATTCTGAGCATAAGATTTGTTTTTTAAGAAACCCGTCTTCTTCTTGGATTAGAATTGCAAACGAAATGCTTCAAGCGAGTATTGATCATAAAAGAATCATTTTTGCTTCTGGAGCCTTCTTAGGAGACAAACATTTTGAAGAACAAAGCAGGGCAGATGTTCCAATTAAGGACTTAAAGTGGGAGCCAGAATATAGAGCCTCTAACGACGATGCCTGTAAAGTTGATCTAATTGATTATTGTAAGCAAAATATTGAGTTAACAAAAATTCAAACCTCAAATATTGAGGTTACAACAAGTCCACAAGGAACTCAATCATTTGACTTACCGCTTCACATGAGAAAACAAAGAGGTCCAAATAGACCAAGAAAAGATCTTTATTCATCATTGGTTCTTTTAAACTGGTGGGCCAAGGTTTATTTTGATTCTCTAGAGGTCAAGGAAGAGAAAAGGGTAGTCTCTACTTTTGTTCCTTTTACGATATAAAAGTAACTTTTAAAGTTTAAAAAAGTAACTTTTGTGTAGAAACAAATATGCCAAGAAAATATACGAAAAAGAACGATGGATATTGGAGCAATTTATCAAAAGGAAATACTGTTGAAAACGTTTCTTCCTTAGAAATTTCTGTCGCACCAGAACTAATTGGAGAGGGTTATTATTCAGAAGAAAGCTACGCTAATAGGTTGTCTAGTTCTTCTGGAGCAAGGGTTGGAACTAGAGATAACTTAGCTACATCATCTCTTCTTCGTAAAAGGTTTAAAAATATTGACGATGGTCTTCTCCCTTGGGATTACTCTGCTGACGGCGTTTCTGTAAGAGACGCCATCGTCTTGTCTCAAAAGGCTTATTTTAACGTTCCCGTTTATAAGTCAACAATTGATTTGTTATCTGAATTTTCCAATTCCGATATTTATTTCAAAAAGAATAGTGGCACTGAAAAAAGCCGCCGCTTTGTGGAAGCTTGGCTTAATAAAATTAAGATTTATGATTTAAAGGATCAGTTCTTTAGAGAAATTTATAGAAGTGGCAATGTTTTCATGCTTCACCTTGAGGCAAAAGTTAACACAAACTCTATCAAAGCTTATAGCGAAAATCCTATTCCAACTTTAACAGAGAAAAAGATTCCTGTTAGATATTTGATGCTTAACCCTGCCGATATAGAGGTTACTGAGCAAATGAATTTTGGAGACTATAGTTATGCCAAGATTTTGACAAGTTTTGAAATGGCAAAATTAAGAGATCCAAAGACCGACAAGGATAAAGATATCTTTAATTCATTGCCAAAAGAAGTTCAAGACGAACTTAAGAGAACCAAATCAAATACAAATACTTTTATCATTAATAGGGAAATACAAATTCCTTTGGATGTTTTAAAACTACACCCTGTGTTTTATAAAAAGCAGGATTATGAACCTCTTGCAGTTCCTCCCGGTTATTCTGTTCTTGATGACATTAATAAAAAGATGGAACTAAAGAAGGTGGACCAAGCTATTGCTAGATCCATTGAAAATGTCATTCTTCTTGTTACGATGGGTAACGAGCCAGAAAAAGGAGGCATTAATCACCAAAACCTCAAGGCCATGCAAGAAATCTTTAAGAATAAGAGCGTGGGTAGGGTTTTAGTTTCCGATTATACTACAAAGGCTGAATTTGTTATACCCGATCTTCAAAAGGTCATGGGTAAAGAAAAATATGAAGTTTTAAATCAAGATATTCGTGAAGGATTAAATAATATTCTTCTTGGAGAGAGTAAATATGCTGATACAGAAATTAAATTAAAGATCTTTCTTCAGCGCATTGAAGAGGTAAGAGAACGTTTTATCAAAGACTTCTTACAGCCAGAAATCAACGATGTTTGTGAGACAATGGGATTAAAGCGTCCTCCTCAAATTGAATTTAAAAGAACAGATGCCTTAAACTATGCCGATATGCAAAGACTTATCGCAAGAATGGTTGAGCTTGGCATCCTTACTCCAAATGAAGGTATGGACGTTATTGATAAAGGAATCTTTCCAACTTCTGAAGAGCTTGGCATTGATCAATCGAAATTTGTTTCTGAAAGAAAGAAAGGATACTGGTCCCCACTGGCTTTGGGAGGAGGCATTGGCCAAAACCAAGAAGAGAAAGCCCCTTCTCAAAACTCTTCTAATCCAACGGTTTCAGCGCCAACAGGCGGAAGACCAACTGGCACTGGAGTTGAAAAACAAAGCCAAGCAAATTTTGCGGTTGATTCAATTAAATCTTCATTAGAAGGTATTTCTAAGTTTCAAGCAGAAGCCGAATCCTTTTATAAGCAAAAACTTTCATTGAAGAGCTTAACCAAGGAAAGAAAAAAGGTTATTTCTGAAATTTGTTTAGCTATTGTTCAAGGATGTGAAAAGTCAGAATGGAAGGATAAGCTAGAACAGATTATTGTCAACCCTTCTGTTTTGACATCTTTAGGTGTAAACGATGGAATCTTAGAAATTTCTAATGAACACAATTTGTCACTAGAGGCTTCGTCAATTTTATTTCATTCTCAAAATCTTAACTAATTTATCACAATGTGGAAAGAAGAATCAATCTCTAATTTATCAACGAACTTAATCGGCTCAATCAGAGTCATTAAACCAGAAGAAATGAACAAATATGGAGTTACCGAAAAAGCGGTAGCTTCTGCTAAGAAGAGTTTAATGCCAGAATCTTTTGATGCAGAAAAGAATATAGACGTTCTTCCTGTCGTTTTTAATTTAGCTGTTGTAAACAAGTTTAATCAAAACGATGATGGAATTAAAACTTCAGTTGCGATGGATCTTGTTAAACAATTTATTAACAAGCCTATAAATGTTGAACACATGAAAGATAAGATCGTTGGTCATATCATCAACGCATCTTTTTCCGATAAGCAACCAGAATACGAAGACAACGAGATTGAAGCTTACAAAGACCGCAAAGATCCTTTCTACATTACTGCGGCAGGTATTATTTATCGCCATATTTTCCCTTCTCTTTCTGAGAAAATAGTTCAAGCATCTGATCCTGATAGTGAAAATTATCAATCTCTTTCCACTTCGTGGGAGGTTGGTTTTAGAAATTATACATTAGCATTTGGAGAAGGTTCTATGCATGAAGTTGAAGAAATGGAAGAAGAAGATGAAAATTATTCTAGTTTAAAAGGCAACTTAAAAGCCTACGGCGGAACGGGTTACTCTAACAAAGGTAGAATCAGAAGAATAATTAACGGCCCCGCCTATGCTTTAGGCGTTGGTATTACAGAAACTCCAGCAGCAGAAGTGAAGGGATTATACGTTCTTATTGAAGACGAAGAATACGAAGAAGAAGAAAAAGAAGAGGAAGAAATGGATAAAGAAGATGAAATGGAAGAAGAAAATGACAAATTATTTTCCCAAGAATATAAAAAATCTGTAAAAGCTAACAAATCATCATTTTCAATGAACGAACAACAATTTAATCAGCTTATGGCGAAACTTCAAGAAGGTAAAGCTTCTTCGGAAATCGCTCTTCAAATCAAGAAAGTTTTTGACGATCAAAACGAGTGGAAATCACAAGCTGATGCCAACAAAAAGGATCTTGAAAAAGCTTTAGCCGAATTAGACTTAGTCAAGGTCGAGTTTGAAAAAACTAATTTAGAACTTGGATCTATTAAGGAAGAAATCGAAGCAAAGGCTGCTGCCGAATTATTCAACGCTAGAGTCAAAGCTGTTCTTGATAAGTATGAATTGACCGAAGCCCAAGAAAAGATCGTTATCGAAGATATCAAGAATTTAGATTCTACTGAAGCTTCTTTTGAAAATTTCAAAACCAGAGCAGAGGTTCTTTTCGCAAAGCAAAACAAAGAAGCTCTTGCATCTTTGGAAGAAGCTAAGAAGGCTGAAATCGAAAAGGCTGCTGAACAACTTTTAGAAAGCAATGCTTCCAAGCAAGACGAGGTTGAAACCGAACTTGAATTGGAAGTTGAAGAAATCGAAGCTTCAACTCTTCCAAACAATACTGGAGGACATACTAAC